GTTGACGCGCTTCCATGCCGCAGCCGCGGGCCACGCCGTAGCCGGGTGCATCCATGCGTTGTAGCCATACGCGCAAGCTACATAGTCTTCCATATATGGTTGGCCAAACGTGCCCGCGAGGATGTCGCCACCGGGATAGACGCCTATGTCGCCCGTATCTCCAAAGACCCGCTCTACTGTGTGGAATACGTTATACGCTGGTTGATTGCCGCTGCCAGATGCGCCGGTTGTGTAGCGGAAATTCACATAGGTCAGAACCTGGTCGAAATAGGTCTGCCAGTAGGACTTCGGCAGAAACCACGATGGCAGCGTGTCAGGGCATATCTTCAGCATCTGCCCGACCGTTCGGCACAGCCAACCATGGGCGCGAATGGCGAGAAACTCACCGCATGTTTCCAATCCGAAGCCGCCGCCCTTTGCGGCGCGATACGTCCAGTTCTGCGTAAACGCTGTCCAGTTCGTCAGGAACTGATGCTCCTCCAGGTAGTATGGATCACCAGTCAGCATGAACGGCACCGCGCTCTGCGAGCCGTGGTGTGCCAGATCGGCGATAACGACGGGAACTCCGGTGCCAGTCCTGAACGAGTCGTCGGTCTTCAAGAGCGGGTTCGCCGCATTCCCCGGATCGGAAGACGCCTGCAAATACGTCGTCTTGTTCAGCGGTGCTCCGGTATTCTCATCCCGATAATGTATCGGCCACGAGGCGGCGCTTTCCGCCTGCGCGAACATCGCCTGAGCACCCAGACCGGTGCAGATGTAATATCCTTGATACGCGGTGACCATCCCGACCTCTGGATGATCGCCAACGCCCGTCATGTCCCCGGCCTGCCCGGCAAGCCCCATGATGGTGTAAGTGTTAGCGCCAGGTGTTGCGATGGCCGGGTTCGGCGTCTGTCCGTTGGTTTGCGCCGTGGTCAGTGGCGGGAGGTGTCCGCTCGCAACCAACGCTGCGACGGTGGTGCGTATTGGCCTTTGGACGTTTATGCCCCACGAGGAGCCGCTGTTGGTGCTCACCGCCCGCCAGCGCATGAAGTGGCCGTGATAGGGCGCCGCAAAGTTCGCCACCTCCACGCCATTGACACGAATGCTGACGTGATGCGCGGTCATGTATGTGCGCGGGCCATTAAAGACCGCGCCATACTCAAACACGATCTCCTTGCGTGTCGCACCGACGTCGCTTCGAAAGAAAACGTAGTAGTTCGGGAACGTCGCGTTAGGCTCGGCCCGCAAGCAACCCTGCGTAAAATCTCCCAGAGGATCGACGTAATCGCCCATATTGGTCGTATTCGTATCTGTATATGTCGCAGTCACCCCGTCGCTGTCGCGTGTGATGACAACAGACAAACCACCGACAACCGGGATTGCGGAAAGCACTGGCATTGGAATGCTGCGGGGCGACGCGACAATCTGCACCGCGACCTGATTGAACCCAGGAGCCAGGAACCTAAATATCCCGGCCACCGGCCAGGCAATCGTGATGTCAGAGCCATCCGGCGCAACCGGCGCGATCTCCTGATACGAAATCAGCCGATCGGTAGTCGGGTTGCCCGTGTCCTGGTAGACAACCACAGCCTCAACGGTAGGGCCGGCAGCAACCGCCGGCATGGTCGTATCAGATGCATCGAACACGCCCCCGACGAGCGTCTTCCCGCTCAGTGCTGGATGCACACCGCCCGCGACGCCTGTAAGTGACGAGCGGAACTGGTGCGCGGCACTGTAGGTATAGACTGCGGCGTCAACCAGGCATACCCGAATGGTATCGGCAAGCCAGTTGATGCCCGCATTCCCGAACGCCTCTTTGGCCTTGGGGTATACGGCGGCGATCAGAAGTACTCCACCGGCACGCGCTCGCCAGATGATGGCAGCGAGATGTAGCGGTTAAGCGCCGTCTCAGCGATCTTCGCGTCATCCGGGCTCGGCTTCATGCCGAACTCTGGCGCCAGAGAATAGGCCGCTAGCATGACGTAAGGGTCCTCAACGTGCACCGGGATATCGAACACCGTCCAGCGCACCTTGCCGCGGGCCGCCAGGTCCTGATGCACCGACATGACGGCCTGCGTGGCTAGATCGGGCCCCCGCTGCACCAGCACGGCGCGGCGGATACGCTCCTCCAGCGCCGGCCACTGCGCCGGGTCGGCCTGCTTGCCGAACGACGAGGCCATGATAAGCGCCGTCAGCTTGGTATACTCCTCGGACGCATACTGCGGGATCGCTGACGACGCCCACGACACCACGCCACGCGATACCAAGCTGTCATGCACCGCATTCGCCTTGGCGAGCGCCAGAGTGGCGTCGAGGCTCGCCGGCGTCTCGTCCGCTGCAATCACCCCCAGCTCGACCAGGGCGCCCGTAGCAAGCGTTGCAGCCGCCACGGTGGCAGACAGCGCCGGCCGGCTGGCGACGGGCACGATGGCCACGCCAAGCCGCCGCAGCGCCCGCTCCCCGAGTTCGGCCGGTGTCGTCATGCCCGGTCCTTCCGGCGCAGATAGATCATCTGCAAAAGCTGATTCACCGTCGGGTTCTGAGGACCGGGCGGCTGAAGGCCCATCATGTGATAATACTCGGGCGGCAACTCAGCCGCGTGCTGTGGCCCGGTTCCAACAGGAGGCGTCGGAAGTGCGCCGGTATAAGTGCCTTGCGGATTGGCGGTCGGGATTTGCCGGAAATTGCCGAACGTGTAACCGGGGATGGCCGCGTTAGGCGGATAGAGCTGCCCCGACGCCGAAGGGCCAGTGCTATCCGACAGCGGATCAGGTGGCCCCAAAGCGTTGCGGCTGCCGCTCATGCCGCCTTCTCAACCTCAGCCGCCATAGCCGTGGCAAGCACCTCGATATTGCCCCGCATGTGCCGCGCCGCCCCACCCCGCGCCGCCCGCGCCAGCGGCCCACGTGGGTCCAACGTGACCTGCGGCCCCAGGGATGGGTCGGTGTCCTTCTCGGCCTCCAGGCGCTTCGCCTCACTCTCTGCGAACTCGCGATCGACCCGCACGGCGCGCTCGGCCAGGAGCCGATCGACCGTCGCCTTGAGTGAGGCAGCATCTGCCGCCGCCTGACGCTCAGCCTCGATGCGCTCGACCTCATCGGCCTCTGCCGCCTCTGCCGCCGCTTTCTCATCGGCCGCCAGGTCGCGCTCGCGTTCCAGCCGACCGGCCTCGCGGATGGCGTCGAGTTCGGCCGCGCGTGCGACAGCAGCGGCGATCGTCTCCTGCCGCTTTGCCTCCCGCTCTGCCTTGGCCTGATCCACCGGGTCGAGCGACTTGGGCGCTTCCCGCCGCGGCACCGACGGCGGTGGCGTGGTAATCGGTGCCTGCCTGGCAGCCGCCGAGGGTGTCACCACCGTAGCAAGCGCCCGGACAGTCGGCGCGGGCTGGACCGGAGCGGTCTGCGCGCCTCCAGGCGGCCGAATGGCGCCCTCGGTCAAGGTGACCTTCTCGGCAGGCTTTTCCACGAACAGCTCGGGCGCCCTCTCGAACTCAGGAGCCGGCTTGTCGGTATCTGACACGGGATGTCCTCCTATGGTGGCAGGATGAGTTGCACGCCGGGCTCGCGTGCCTGGAAATACCGTTGCAGCGCGTCGCCAGGCATCATACGAAGATTCGTCGGTCCAGGGGTGAACGTGAATGGCGCATTACCACCTCCAGCCCACGTGCCGCCTTGATGGCCGTCCTGCCCGTGATACTGCGACTGATCGCTGAACGTCGGGTGGTTCGGCTTCTTGTAGGTATCGGGAAGGTGGCCGTTCTCACTGAACGCCGCGCCAGACTTCCATGCGCCACGCAGATCGTAGTCGTATAGCTCATCGGCACTCTTGCCGTTTGCCTGCGCCCAGGTTCGGAATTGCGCTTCCTCGCCTGGGCTTAGCGGCGTGTTGTATCGTGTTGTAAAGTCATACGGGTCAGCAAGCTGCGGCATGAGCGCATTCATACTGCCGCCAAGCGGCGGGGCGGATGGGTTCTGTATCAACAGAGGATTTATCCGCCCCGACATGATCAGGCGTCGGCTACCGCTGCCGTCCAGATCGTGTGAATCCCAGCGTCAACCGGCGTGCTCTGATCGGTCGTCGCGTCGGTGCCAAACCGCAGCTTGCCGATTCCGCGGATTTCCTGGATGCCAACACCATGCATGAAGCCATAGTCGCGCGTGTTGGTCGTGCTCTTGGTCCGCTGTGCCCACGCCACGCCCAGCGCCTGAGCGCCGCACAGGTAGGTGGCCGCAACGTCGATCGTGCTCCCACCCGTGTCCGTGGTCAGAAGCACAGGCAGTTCCGGGATTTCGCGGATAATCATCCCATCCCACACCAGGTCACCCGAGGTGAACAGCGGATTGTCGGCGCCGCGCACGTTGGCATACTGCTGCGCCGCGATCATCACCGGGTCCGCCCGCAGATCGCGAAACGGCAGCGACGGCATAAAGACGACAAACCATTCCTCGTCGTCATTGACCTTGATCGGCCGAATGTGCGGCGAAGCAACGCGCGCGCGACGCTTGGCAAGCGACAAGATCGCGCACGTCATCTTGTCGGCAGTGTTGTCGATCGTCGCCAGCGCGGTTGCGAACACGCCGGATACCGCGTTGGCCACCGCGGCGCCGAACAGGATGCGATCGGCATTGTTGACCAGGTAGGTATTGCGCTGGCCAGCCGTCGCCGCCGCATAGGTCAGCGATACGTCTGCATTGGCCGTGATCGCGCCAAGGCCACTGATGATGTCGTTCCTGATTTTCTCCAGTGCCCACGTCATCAAGGCATCGCGGCCAGCTTGCAGTAGATCAATGATCGACTTCTGCTCGTCCCAATCGGACGACGCCACCGCGTGGCGGATGACACCGACAGTAAGCTTCAGCGAGCGGGCGTTGAGGATTTCTTCGTTGCCCTCCAGCACCGTGTTGCCGGTGACGCCAGCACCGACCAGGCGCCGGACGGTCGGAAACACAACGCTGTCGCCGTTCTTGCGGGTCAGGTCGTCCTTGAGCTGGATCATGCTGCTCATAGACGTGCCCATGTAGCGGGCAAACTGGTTGGTGCGGACGTATTCTGAGAAGAACTCCGAGTTCCAGAGAATCGGGGTTAGACCGGGCCGTGCGGCCGTGAGATTCATGTCTGCCATTTGGCAAACTCCTAGCTGTGAGGGGGGATCGAAGACGGTCGATTGTCGTCAACGCCCGATCACGGCTCGGCGGCAGCCAGACGCCCGTTAAACCCCGGCGGCGGGTTCAGGCTTTGGCGCTACTTCTTGCGCCGCTGCCCTAGTATATCGTCCAGGCTCTGGTCCCCGGTAAACGCCGGAGCGTTCCGGGGAGAGGCACTGCGAACGCTGGCCAACGATGGCGGTAGACCGGCGACCGGCGATACCTTCGGCTCGTCTGCCTTGGCGCGTTCAGCCTCGATCTCTGCCCGAATGCGCGCCCGTTCGCCTTCCTGCCACTTCACAGGATCATCACCCATCTCGCGCTGCACCCGCTGGCGCTCCATCTCCTGGACAATCCAGTGATAGGGGCTGCGCTGTGCAAATGCCCGCTGCACCAGCGTCGGATCAGCCCTGGAAGCCGCCTCGAACTCGCCCACCGCTAAGTCAACCTTCTCGTCGCCCAACTTGTCGCGAGCCAGCATCTCACTGATGTTCAGCCGCTCGTTGAGCAGGGCAGCGTGCGGGTCCTTGCTAGGATCAATCGGTGGCCGCTCCTCGCGCGCCTGTGGCGGCGGAGCCTTCTTGATCTCCTCCAGCTGCTTGGCCAGCATGTCCCGCTCGGCCTCAGCACGAGACGCCTTCTCGACCCAGGACTGCCGCTTGTGCCGCTCGTCCTCCAGCGCCCTACGAGGCACCACAGGGTCGCCCTCCGCGGCGACAGGGATCGGCTCCTCATCGTCAGCCTCAGGCTTTGGCGCCGACTCTGGCGGCGGTTGTGCGGCAGTCTCTACGACAGGCTCAGCCGACGGTGTCTCAACTACCGGCGCGGGTTCGCTTTCACCCTTCAGGAAGGCGTCAACTTGTTCATTAGCCATGTTATCTCCAGATCGCCCGAAAGCCCGGCGGCGGCGGCGCCCGTTACCCCGGCGGCGGGTCCAGCTTCAGGCTGCAATCAGCCCGAGACTAACCAATGCGGCATGAATGCTTGCCGCGTCCACGGCAACGCCAGTAGGTTTCGCAACCGGCGCGGTGCCGAAAAAACCAATCGGCTGCCCTGCCGAATTGATAGATAAGCCAGGCGATGCACTCCAAGTGAGCGTCAACGTTGCAGTCAGGCTGC